ATGAGCCTTATTTTCAATTTCACACCGAAAAATGAAAAACCGGGTGAAATCACCCGGTCATTCTACATCGTTCCGAGGGAAGATGCAGCCGAACACGCCATTGACGAAGATGTATGCCGGTTCGGATTTGATGTTAAATGGTGGAGCATTTGCGTTCAAATCCGAACCACTGCTCTCTGATTCGCTATCCAACGATTCGGCAAGGTCAACAAAGGAAACCTGTTTGCCGCCTTTGATGTTGTAGAAGATGATGATGCGATCATCGTACAGGTAGATGCAGTTGATAAAGGTGTCGATGATATTGCGGCGGAACTCAGGATCAAAGAGGTCGCCGGTGCAGAAGTGGCGGAGCCATGCCCGCACTTCTTCTTCGGTGAAACGAATCTCGCTGGCGATCCGCAGCTTGACCAGCTCATTTTCCATGGACGCTTTCTGCGTTTCCAGGGTTTCCATCTTCTCATAGATGCGCTTATGGGCTACCTTCGGAGCATCTACCAGAGCATCGACCAGCTTATCCAGCTCCCGCTCGTACTGCTTGATGGCCTTTTCGTATTCCTCTACCCTGCTGCCTGCAAATTCCTTGTCGTACTCGGCGACGACGGCCTTTGCAATATCCCGCATACGGGCCGGAGTGAGGACGTATTGCAAGGTCTGTTCTACAACATACCATTCGATGAAGTCCTTCTTCTCGTTCTTCTTCCGGCAGGAGTGCTTCTTCTTCCGGGCGGCGCATGAGTAATAATAATAATTGTCACCATTACGGCTCCTGCCGCTCTCGCCGATCATGTGGGAGCCGCAGTGACCACAGAACGCCTTGCCTTGCAGCAGATACTCAACCTTTGCTTTGTTGGCTGCCGGGGCGTGGGCATTGGCCTTGACGATGATCTGTACCTTGTTGAAGGTGTCCTCGTCTATCAAGGCTTCGGCAACGCCGGGAACCAATTCGCCCTTGTACATGAAATTGCCGATATAGACGGGATTTGTCAGGGCGCGGGAGAAGGTGGTGTAGGTCAACTCACCGCCGCGAGAGCTGCGGACGCCGCGACGTTTCAGCTCGTCGATGATCTCCTTCATGGGGACACCCTGGGCGTACTGCTCAAATACATAGCGAATGATCGGCGCGGTCTTTTCGTCCGCCACCAGTTTTCCATCCACCGCCTTGTAGCCATACGGGATAGGCCCGCCACACCAACGGCCCTTTGCGATGGTTTCACGCTGGCCGCGAAGGATCTTTTTCTTGAGATCGAGGGAATAATACTCGGCGGACGCTTCAAGGAGGGCTTCCAGGAGAATTGATTCATCCCCTTCTCCGACGTTCTCCATGGCGGATATAACGCGGATGCCGTATTGCTTGAGCTTGTGCTTGTAGAGGGCTGAATCGTAACGATTGCGGGCAAAGCGATCCAGTTTCCAGACGATAATCCGCTCAAATTGCTTTTTCGGAGCATCGGCGATCATGCGCTGGAAGTCCGGGCGGTCATCGGTCATGCCGGAAATGGCACGGTCGATGTATTCCCCGACGATGTTTATATCATAGCGCTTGGCATACTCGTAGCAGTCCCGGAGCTGACCTTCGATGGACTGCTCCCGCTGACTGTGCGACGAGAAACGGGCGTAGATTACAGCGTTCAATCTTAATCCTTTCCGACTTTACAACGCAGGCAGCTTGTGATATACTGACTACGGAAAGTGCTTAGTGGTGTTTGCATTTTCCTTGCGTTTGATCCGCACAGGTAGCAGCCTGGGCGGATTTTTTATTGGAATCGGATATACCACGCCGGACGGTGGCCGGTTCCCTTGGTTCCATTTTCTGCGAAGTGTACCTGATAGCCTTTCGCGGCCAGATCATTCGCAACGGCCTCTGCGAAGAAGTACAAGCTGCCGCCAGCGCTTGTTTTATCGACATACTCTATTCCTTCTTCGTCGAAATGGCGAATCACTGCATCGTGGAGCAGCTTTGGCTTTGGCTCGATCATGGGCTTTTCCGCCTTTCTCCTTGGTTCTTTCTTTTCTCTGGGCTGCAACGAGGCGATGCGATCCGACAAGCAGCGTTCAAGCTGCGCCCTAACCGATGGATGACCATAGCCGGAATCGTTCCAGCAAGCAAATTCATCTCCCAGCGCAGCGGACATCGAATCCTTGGCGACGTCCCATAGATTGATGCGCGACCACAGAGAATGATTATCTTCGTAGCACTTTCGTGTCCAATCCCAATAGGAATCATACAGCCTTAATATCCTGCTACGATCCTTCTTTGCTTGGGTGGCATCCTGAAAGCTGGTAGTCATGATGCAGGAAAGCAAGTATTCGATCTCGGAAAGATACTTTTCCGCCTTGTCGCTCCACTTCTCCTGCGCTAAGTCCTCTGCACAGCCTCTTACTTCCTGAATATCATCTTCAAAGCAGGAACGACTATTGCGGTTTGCGTGATCTCTAACGAGGGTATAGCTGGCATTCAACTGCGTGTAGCATTCCCGTGCCGTGGACAAACTGCTGGTGTTCATTGCTTTATCATAGAGTTTCCGGCTTAATTCGTGGTGCTGCACAAGCTCTTGTTTGCGTGGAGCTGCTACAACCCCCTGATATACGGCGTAGATGATTAACAGGATTGAAGCGATGATGATGCAGATGCAGATTGCCAAAGGCATCACCTTCTTTCAAAATCGACGAATATCATATTACCGATGCGCTTTGCCTTTCTTTTTGCATGTCGGGATTCCCGGCGAAAGTGCGTGCGGTATTCATCATCAAGCTCCTACCTACATCATTCATGGAACGATAAAGGGTTAGGAGTTCTTTTTCGTCTGTCCCTATGTTTTCAATCTGTCTGCCGTAGTTACGATCTGTGATGGACGGCCTAACCAGGTAATCGAGTTCCACAGAGAAATAGTCGGCAAGTTTAATAAGAGTGCTGACCTTTGCTCCCTCGTACCCCTTCTTAAACCATCCATCTATTGTTGTATACGGAATGCCACAGGCTTCTGAAAGAGTATGTCTATTCAGCTTGCGCTCCTGCATAAGCAGATTAACCTTCTCTAAAAAGTCCATATCACACCTCCGAAGTGTTTTCTTCTCTATTATATCATCGCCTGTCGTTTGGTCAAGTAAAAAATTACGACCAGCGGTAAAAAACTATTGACAAACTACGAGCAAGGGTATATGATAGGTGCAGATATACGAGCAAGGGTAATTCGGAGGTGGTAAATTATGCTCAATATCAAGAATGTTCTTACTGCCAAGGGGATTTCCACCAAAGCCTTTGCGGACTTCCTGAACGTGTCCGAAAAGACGGCCTACAACAAACTGATGGGCCTTACCGACTTCACTTACCCGGAAGCGGAAAAGGTCATGGAAGTTCTGTTGCCGGAGTACAACGCCCGGTATCTGTTCTCTCGCTGTGATCCTATGAGCGCAAAGGCGGTGTAATTATGGAAAAGCAGGAACGTTTCATCCAGGTTGGCGTCACTGCCCTGCGCGATCCGGCGACCGGCGATTTCCTTCCTGCTGTGCCGCTGTACATCAAGGCGGAGGACGGCGCGGAGGAATCCGCAGCGGGATTGACGCAGGATATTGGAAAGCTGCTGGCAGAACGTATGCGCAGATACAAGGAAGCGTGCGAGGCTGCCGGTGTGGCGGTATGAGGTAGAAGATGGCCCTTTATGTTTCGGATAAATGGCTCCGGGATTACTGCAAGCGCACCAGCCAGAAGATGCCCGATGTGCGGACAAATCCCAGCCATGACAAGGAGCGCGAAACGGTTCTTGTTGACCTCGACGAGAACAACCAGCAGCGGCTCTATGACGCCGATCCCAAGCCGAGGGAGCGGAAGTATAGAAATCAGCCAACCGAATACGACGGCAAACGCTTTGACAGCAAGCACGAAGCCCAGGTATACGAGCTGCTGCGGCTGGAATGCCTTGCCGGTAAGCACATCGGCCTTGCCTGCCAAGTTGTTTTCTACCTTCCGGGCGGCGTGAAGTACATAGCGGATTTTGTGACCCAGGAAGCCGACGGCACATACACCGTATACGACGCCAAGAGCGAAGCGACCCGCAAGGACAAGACCTATCGACTGAAAAGACGGCAGATGAAAAACTGCCTGGGGATCGAGATACAGGAGGTATGACATGGCAAAGCGTTTCGTTTTCCGCAATCCCGAACAGCTCAAGGCGATTGTGGAGCTGTGTAAGGATGGCAGCGCCTCTAAGATCATGAATGTGGCGAGGGTTTGGAGCGTGACTTGCCGCCAGAAGGAGAAAACGCCCTGGGATGGCAAGATCGGCGCGTCCTTCTACACCGAGGGCCGGGAGCGCAAAGCATGTGTTTTCCGCTTCGGCACCAACGATCAGATATGCGTGCTTGGATGGCTCAAGTATAACGCGGCCCTCAAATGGTGCGAGGAAAACCTTGAGAGGGGCGAGTGACTGCCGGGAAAGACCGGCATTCATGCGGGGTTGTTGTATGGTGCAAGCCACTCCCGGACGGTAGCGCTCCGTAGGGAGAGGAGGAGCCGGTTCGATTCCGACACGCCGCGCCAGCCCGATACGGGCAGATAAAACACAAGGAGGACAACACCATGAGCAAGGAACCCATCTATCGTATCAAGGTTGAGGTAATCGGCGAGGAAAAAGAGGGCTGCAAGCTCGACGAAAGTTTGCGGGGGGGGGTTGAGTGTAGCGGCTTCGTGATCCTCTCCAACAATGAGGATCATACTTCGGTTGCTATGCACGCGGTATCGAACATGGACATCGCAACCATGATCGCTCCAAGCGGCGAAATGATGGCCGCGTCGCTTATCGCCCAGGCTATGCGCGAGGGAAAGAAGTATCTCAACGAGGCCAGGAATCCCCTGGCTGATATTCTCAAGGCGGCAATGTCCAAGTAATCAGACTGACAGCCCGGAAAGACGGGCTTTTATAGGGATGTTGGCCGTTGGTAGCCACGCGGGATATAGTACCTCTCCCGCAGGACGCCGGTTCGATTCCGGCCATCCCTGCCAGGGCTTTACGGTTCAGCACGCTCCCTACGGCCTGGGAGCCGCCCCGGCACGACCGGGCAACGAAAAACCGTCCGTCACTCCATATCAAAATCCGAAAGAGGGTGTTTGAGGTTGAGAATCATTCAGGCCGGTTTTGAGGTTATGCGACCGCAGAAGATGGACGATGCAAGCCGTAAGGCGATTTACAGCGCCATCGAGCAGGCGGGCCGCGTATGCTACAAAACCGAGTACAAGATCGGCGAGGACACCGCTGAAACGTTCATCAAGGCGCTGGTATCTCGCGGTCATGAGGCCATGTTGGAACATGCCAGCCTGACGGTGCGATTCATCGTGGATCGCGGCGTGAGCCATGAGCTTGTGCGGCATCGCCTTGCCAGCTTCGCCCAGGAAAGCACGCGCTACTGCAACTATGCCAAAGATCAGTTCGGCAGCGAGATCACGGTGATTGAACCTTGCTTCTGGCGCGAGGGTTCCCCTTCCTACGATGTGTGGAAGAAAGCCTGCGAGGCGTGCGAAAAGGCATACTTCGATCTGCTTGAGATTGGCGATATGCCGCAGATGGCGCGTGATGTGCTGCCCACCAGCACGAAAACGGAGGTCGTCATGACGGCTAACATCCGCGAATGGCGTCATTTCTTCAAACTGCGTGCGCTTGGTACGACCGGCGCTCCGCACCCGCAGATGCGCGAGGTGGCGCTGCCGCTGCTCCGGGTGATGGCTGGCTATCTGCCCCCCCTGTTCGGCGATCTGCTGGAGGGCTGACGGCATGGGCAACGAGGTAAAGGTCAAGGAAATCCCCTTTGAGAATGTGATGATCTTGCCGCCGAAGCCCGGTGTATGCCGGGAGTGCGCAGTGGATCACAGGCCGGATCAGCCCCACAACCGGGACAGCCTGTACTACCAGATGAAATTTCGCCAGAAGCACGGGCGTTTCCCGACCTGGTGGGATGCTATGGCCCATTGTGAGAAGCACATTCAAAAATTCTGGATTGACGCCCTTGCAGAGCGCGGCGTGATCGTTGAGCTGCCGGAGGAAACGGCAGATGGAGAATCTGAATAACGGTTGGATTCACAGGGAGAGCCGTCTGCCTGCCGAGACAGACGGCGATTCCACCGGCAAGGTGTTTGCGTGGCACGCCTATCAGGGCGTGATGCTTACACGATGGGACGATTTTCCCAAGAACTCGTTCAACATCTACTGGATGCGCCTTTCGGAAGGAATCAAGGCCCCGTGGATCGTGGCAACGGAAAGAAAGCCGACCAAGGAAGATAGCGATGCGCTCAACTGCGTCCTGGCAAGGAGCAGCCATGGCGACATCAGCATAACGGGATTCCATCAATTCGACTGGAACAGCGACCTTACGCACTGGTTATCCCCGCCGCTTCCGCCGAGTGATTACAAGGAATTGCGAAAAATGCAATAAAAAATGCCCGCAGCTACTCGCAATAGCTACGGACGGTGGAAATCGCTCGACTTGCATCAATCTCCGTTGCTATTATACCACAAAACACAAGTATTTACAAGGGTTTTCGCCCTGAAATACAGAGAAAGGATAATGGCAGATGAACGAAATTACCACTCAGAACAGCACCGAAATAGCGGTGCTTGGGGGGCTTGCACAAGAGGCCCAGTATTACGCAAAAAGCATTGCCAACGGCATGATCCAGCTTGGCCGCGTGCTGACGGAGGCAAAGCCTCTGGTCAAGCATGGCGAATGGGAGCAGTGGATCAGGGAGAACGCCGGTTGCAGCGTGCGCTATGCACAGGTGTTCATGCAGGCATACGCCCGCTTCGGGAACAACGCCGCCGTCGCTCAGATCGGCGAACGCGGCAAAATATTCAAGCTCCTCGCCTTGCCTGCCGGTACAGAGGAGCAATTCTTGACCGATCACGACGTTTCGGAAATGTCTACCCGTGAGGTTGAGGAAGCCGTGCGCAAAGTGCGCGAGGAAATGCGCATTGAGCTTGACGAGGAGAGGAAGGCCCGCAAAAAAGCCGAGGATCGCGCCGCCGAGCTTGAGCTGGAAGCTGACAAAGTGCCGGATCATATCATGGACGAGCTGGTGGAAAAGCAGAACACCATTGACGCCCAGCAGCGAGAGCTTACGCGGGTTGCCGATGATGGCCGCGCCGCCTTGCAGGAAGCCCAGCGTTTGCGCCGGGAGAATGCCAATCTGAGCCGCGAGATCGAGGAACAGAACGAGCTTATCGAAGATGCCCAGCGTCAGTACGACAACGTGCGCAGCGAACTTCTGAGCTTACAGAGCGTGGCCGCAAAGGGCGACGCTGAGCGCGTGCCGGTGGACGAACTGACCATTGATGTTTTCGCCAGTGCTGTACGGCAATTCATCGGGACGTGTGCCAGGATGCCCCACATGGGCCATACCTTCGGAACGATGACGCTTTCCGAGAAGAACGCCTATGACGAGCTGCTGCGCACCGTTGAGGGCTGGGCGGCCAACGCCCGTCAGGCTATGAATACCATCGCATACGAGGAGGTAGAAATCCATGGATGAAAAGGCCCTGTCCACCCTTACGCCGGAGCAGGCCCAGGTGATCCCGGCCATTGTTCAGCACATGATGGGGCCGCTGGTGGAGGCTATGGGGAAGCTGTTGGAAAACAACACCGCTGCCCTGCAACAGCTTTCGGCGGCACAACAGGTGCAGAATGACCGGCTGGAAGCCCTGGAACGACAAATCCGACTGAATACGCCTGTTACCCGCCAGCAAGTGCGCTATCTGAGTGCGGCAATGAAGGAACATGCCCTTGAATTGCTGGACAAGTCCTCTGTTTCCGATCCCAAGGCCGTGCGCAAGCTGGTTGGGATCATCAAGAAGGATGTGCTTTCCCATTACGGCATCACTGCCCTTGAGGAAATTCCGAAGCACGAATACAACGTTGCGATGCACAACATCGGGACGTGGAACAACATGCGCATTGTGCGCGAGGTTGTGAAGGAGGCGCGTAAGCGTGAAGAAGAAGCTGCGGAGGCTGCTTTGGCGGACGCTGAACCGGCTACGAGTTGAAATGGCCTATCTGTACATCCCTGCCCGGATCATTAACCCTATCAGTAAATTGTGCAACGCACTATGGGAGGATATACCGTGAATCTAAATGAGTATCAAAGGCTGGCGCTTCGCACCAGCGGCGCGGGCCACGACCGCGTAAAGAATGGTTGCCTGGGCCTGATCGGCGAGAGTGGCGAGATCGTGGACATCGTGAAGAAGTACATGTTCCAGAGCGGCGAGAACCCGCCCTTCCCGAAGGACAAGTTCATCAAGGAAATGGGCGATGTGCTTTGGTACTGTGCTGAGACGGTTTCCGGCATGGAGCTTGAGCTTGAGGAAGTCACGCTCCGCACCGGCAGATACGACAAGTACAGCCTTTTTGCCGCTGCGGATTGCGCAGACATCGAGCTTACTGCCGCCATGCTGTCAGCCAATGCGGTAGAAGCCTACGTTTCCCGCTTTGTTGAAGGTGACGCCGTGCGCTGCGCTTACAGGGTGCGCGATATTTACAAGGGTCTCTGCATCTTTGCGACCTGGTAGGCGCGACGATTGACGAAGTGGCCGACACAAACATTGAGAAGCTGAAAAAGCGCTACCCAGACGGCTTCGATCCTGAGAGGAGCATTCACCGGCCCGAATATGAACGCAAGGAACAGACCGAATCAGCGTCTACGCATCTTTTCAACATGAGGAACAAGGCGCTCTGATTCGAGAATCGGAGAGGTAAACACCATGAGCAAGGTCAATTTCGTCAGCGAATTTAATTTGTTCATGCGATATGCCCGTGATAGCAGCCTGTCCTTGCGTGAACGTATGCTCTGGATAGCTCTGTTCTACATCGCCAACGACCGAGCGACGTATAACGAGCAGACCCAGGAATACGACTGGCCGGATGACTTTATCCAGGTATCGAATGGCGAATTGAATTTGTACTGCTGCCTTGACAAACGTGCCATTGAGACGCTGCGAAACAGCTTAAAGCAGCGCGGATTGATTGATTTTCAGCCCGGACAGAAGAACAAGAAGAACCCGGCGTACAAGATCAATTATCTTTCTGTGAATGTTGGATACAAAAAAGTACCCAACGATGTACCCAACAATACACCCAATGATGCACCCAACAATGTACCCAACAATGTACCCAGCAATGCACCTGATCCTGTACCCGACTGTGCAGGGAATGACGGTGTTTTAGGTGCAAAAATGCACCCAACAATGCCCCCATATCCTAAAGATAAATATGCAAATAATCCTCAAAGTGGATATGGTGGTGGAATAAACCCAAGCTCAGGTCAAAGGTATACACCTGATAGAAATGGTGGAGGAAACCAACCGGCGGCTGGCGACTTTGGTTTTGTCGATCTCAGTAAAAACGGCGGCGGCTGTGAAGGATTCGTGCCGCTCCCGTGGGAGGGGGGAGACATGTGACCCAACAGGAGGTCAATAAGCTGCTGGCGCTGATGAAAGCCAATTACAGCTATGCCTTTAAGACCATGAGCCAGCAGGACAAGTATCTGCTGCTGAATACCTGGACGTTCGCCTTGCAAGACCTGAACGCCGACGTGGTGATGATTGCGGTAATGCAGTTGATTTCTGTATCGAAATGGCTTCCTACGGTGGCCGAGATCAGAGAGAAATGCCAGAGCCTTTACTACTCGGCAGCATACGGCGACGATAGCCTGATGGAATGGGCCATTGAAGAAGGTCGTGCGTCGCAGGATCAGATCGAGCTATACGAGCGAAAAAAGAGGGCGCGGGATTATATTGCCAGCGCGACGAACCATCTGCGCGGAGATAGACCGGCGGAATTGAAGCTCGATAGTATTCTCAGCAATCCAGCATTTACCGGCCTTGGAACTGGAAAATCCAGCTTTGCAATGCTTGGTGATGCAAAGTATGAGCTGCCAGACGGCAGCGTGGAGGGCGAAAATGAACAAGGTTATCCTGACCGGCAATCTCGCCGATGATCCCAAGACCAGCGTAACGGCCAACGGCGCTACGAAATGCACCTTCCGGCTGGCAACGCAGCGGAAGTACACCAACCCGCAGACCGGCCAGCGAGAAGCTGACTTCCACAACATCGTCGTGTGGCGTCAGCTTGCCGATCTGTGCGCGAAGTATCTTGCAAAGGGCCGAAAATGCACCGTCGTTGGCGCAATCCAGTACCGCAGCTATGATGCCCAGGACGGCAGCAAGCGCTATGTGACTGAGATTGTGGCCGATGAAGTAGAGTTTCTGACCAGTCGCCAACAGAGCGCCGGGCAGACCGGCCAACCGGGCGGAGGGTACGCGGAGCAGGACGGATTTGTGCCTGTTGACGACGAAGATTTGCCGTTCTGAGGAGGGCCTGAATGAGCGAAATTTGCAGCATCATCCAGCGCAAAGCGAAGAAAATCCATTTCTGCGACGTGTGCGGCAAACCGATCATCCCCGGCAGTGAATACTTAGCCATAAGAAGTGCACAGGATGGCCGATTCTGGCACAACAAAGAGCATGTCCATTGCGACGCCCTGCTGGACGCCTACACCAGACAAACGGGGCTTGGGCTTG